AAAACGACTACTAAATATTACAACAAATTGTATAAAAATGACAGACTCAAACATTCAACCACCTGATCCTTCTACTCTTAATGAGATTCCAGGAACAGATGTAACTTTTACTACACCTGCTGGACTATACCCAGAGGGTACTGATCCAAATCAGGACGTAGTTGTTACAACTGTAACAGCAGCAGATACATACACCGTTGATTCTTATGCATCAGCAACTGATTTCCATATAGACAACATGAATCATAGTGAACCTATTGATGACCCTAGAATAGATCATATCTTAGAGCATCTACACAATCTTGAGGCCAAGATTGATCAGGTGATCTGTGATTGTAACCACCACAAAGAACCTCCTGTTTATCAAGGACATGTGGTACTACATGCTAATGAACCTTCTGCATAGTACAGCAAAATTGAAAAGTCAATTCCATAAACTCCCGAAAAAATTTCGGGGGTTTTTTTGTGTGAAAAAGTCGCCTAAGAAGTTCTCTTTAATACTTTGCTGATATAGTCTGATGATTCTGAGTATAGATTTCTTGTCTTAAATTCTTCTATAAATCTATTGAAGTAAGTCTTTTTTAGAATGTATATTTCTCTCTTCTTTTCGTTCTCTGTTACTTCATGTTCGTAATTTGTTATTGGTTTTGATGCTTGTCCAGATAACAGAGTTGTGTATCCTGATCCGTTATAGTATGTGAATGAATTTGAATGGAAGTTATTATCTACAAATTTACCACCTTCTAATGCAATAACATCAAGGTCTCCTTCTTTATAACCAGATTTTATTTCTAATGTTTCGTAGTGGTGTACTCCAAATGGATCATCGTACATGTCATAGACTCGTTTCTCTAATTCATATGTTGTTAGAGGAAAAGCAAACTGTGGGTTGATGTAGTTGTTTGATAATACTATTACCCAATCATAAAATGGACTACCGTAGTAATCGTCAGCAATTGTTTCAAGTTTTATTCCATCTTGTACTGAATATTGATCATAGAACATGAGGTATCCAAACATCTGATCATCTACCTTGTATCTTCTGAAGAAATTATTCACAGTAATATAATCAGATTCCGAGAAAGGATAACTGATTGGTTTCTGATCGTATTGAATGTTGGGAGTTAGAGAAAAGTACATTAATATCCGTTTTCTATATCTTGTTTGAATATGAGTTTTGTTTCTAAGAAAGTTAATGTTATTTCTGTAGAAAGCATTGAACCATCACGATATGTAGCGTATGTTCCGTCAGGAGTATAGTTTACTGCTACTTTTTTAATAGCACATGGTTTGATAATAGGTAGGTTGGTGTTTTGTTGTCCACCTTTTTGAAAAACAAATTGACACAACCAAGGAACTGTTATGAAATTTTCAGATACTTCACCCATACCTTCACCTTTTAGGTTGGCTTTTCTAGCTTTCATATCACCATCGGTTCCTCTATTATTAACAGACCATCCACCATGCTGAGTTCTATCACCCCATCCAGGTGCAGCTGCATATCTAAACGTTTGTACTATGTCTCTTATAATGTTAGCTTCGTTTTCGTTACGTGGAACTAATTTATATGTCATTGTAAATTCTCTCTGCTGTGGAGATTCATAGAGAGTTTCTACATTGGGGTTTAATACTGATCCCCAAACTGATCCAGTAACATCACTTAGAGTTAGGTTACCACCAACACCAGGAATCTTATTCATTCCACTAGCAGTTAATGCTCCACCTAATGTCTTTAGATTACCTCTTACATCAGAAGCTGCATCTGTTATATCACTAAAGTTCTTTCCAGCTAGTCCAGATAGTGCTGTCATACCAACACGACTGAATTGTTTACCTTGCCAGTTTTGTTCCATTATATCTTGGAAATCTTGTGGCATTGGTAGTATGATTGGAGTTACTTCACCCCCTCCAGAGAGAGCAGTACCTGATATTGTTTCTAGTTGTGAACTGTTTTTGTATTTGTAGTATCCAACTTTACCTGATTTTATTGCTTCATTTCTTTTATCTACTACACTTTGTTCAGTAGCACCTTTAAATTTTCTTCCTTCTCCTAATGGTGGCTCATACTTACCAAATTTAAACATTATATAATCAGTATCTTGATTAACATATGCATCTGCTGGCCATCTTAGACTTGCTTTTTCTTCACTTTGATTAGATAATGGTTGGTATGCTTCTTGTATAGAAACTTCACCAGTAATATAATTTAATTTACCTGTCCACTTTCTTCCAGATTTAGGTCTGACATTACCAGATTTTACCCACGCACCTACACCATTTGAGTTTAGTTTCCAAACTTTATACTTTGTTCCTCTTTTAGTACTATAGGATATATAATCACCAACTTGCGGTAGTATTGTTTCAGTTTGGGTTTGTTGAGCAGAAGTCATATTATTTTACCATGTCCTTGTCTGATTTAATACCATAACCATGAATAATTCTTCTTTGTTTGATCTTGTCATAGAAGTTTTCATTTGTTTCATCCCACACAACTTCTTTTGGATAAGATTGTTGTCCAGATATACCTTTGTTACTTCTTACGAAAGTTTCAATAGGTAATAGAATAGCACTAGCCCACTCAGCTGCTGCTAAATCAAGTAAATAACCATCTACATGACTAGTTATATATTTATGAAAACAATTACGAGGTGCATCAATTCTTCCTTCCATCAATCTCTTTACAACCCATGCTCTTCTCTTTGGTGTCAGGTAATGTAGGTTTAATCCCCAGAACTCATGTCTGGTTGCTTTGATCACATAAACAAGCGGAAACTCATCATAATATGGCAGTTTCTTAGCGGTCTTTGCTTTGTATTCAAAGATGTACATGTGACCTGAGACTGCATATCTTCTCAGTTGATTATCATCTTCTTGTTCTTCTGAACCCATACGATCTTGTATCTCATCTCTTATAAGTCTTTCAGGGTTGTCGTTAATTCTTATAGCATATTTTCTGACTGCATTTCTATACCACAGGTAGTTTTTTACTTCTCCATTTGCTTCTGCTTTTACTTTTTCAAATATAGTTTCGTAACCTGCGTCTTCTTTTACAGCAGGTACTTGTATGTCTTTAAATCCTTGTGCCATTGCTTCATACTGCTAAGTGATCTTCTGTTAGTATTAAAAATTTCATTTGCCTGGTTTCGCAGTAGTTCTCAGCAGCATTCCATTTTGCTTTATTTTTAGCGAATGTTAGAACAGCGTTTTTATAGGCTCTGGTTCTTTTATCCTTACCATAAGGGGGTTTGGTTTGTTTTTTTGGTTTGATTTCAACTATGTACTTGGATATCTTTCCGCTTTTTTCACGTACCTTAATGTAAAAGTCAGGATAATATCTATGTGATCTATTATCTAGTGGAGATCTGTATGGTATTGCTATTTCCTCACTTCCCCACTCTAATATAGAGGGTGTACTATCACAATAAACCATATATTTTCTCTCCCATAGTGATCTGTACACTATACGAGAGGGATTTCCACGATATTTTCTAGGGTTCTTTGGTTTATAGAATCCAGAGTAAGCCATATATAATATATAATCCACATTTTATATTTAGAGTGTCTACAGTTACTAAGATTAGTGAATTTATGTCTAGGATTGGTGGTAAGGGAGGAATGTCCCTCACTACTGGTTTTGATGTTCAATTTGATTTTAATGGTAATGCATTTAGTCAATCACGACCTTACGAAGCATTTTACAAGGAAGGTAGTACTGATAGAGAAGTATTGCATATGTTATGTGATGAAGCTCAACTTCCAAATGTTCAATCAGCAACACAAAATGTTAATGGTAGAGTTTTAGGAGAAGGTAGTGTTGCTTATCCACATACAAGGATATACACTGATATTAGTTTGGGTTTTTTATGTGATGCTCAGTTAACACCTTTAAAATTCTTTACTGGTTGGTATGATTATATTTTTGGGGAATTTGAAGATACGAATCAGAGTGAAGGTGGTAAAGAAATTGCTTATGATGCAGATTTAGAAGGTGCTAGGGGAGTCCAACCAGGATCTAAATATCGTGTTAATAGACTTCAATATCATGATGATTATGTTTGTGATTTGAGAATTTTTAAGACAGAACCAAATGGTGTCGCTTCAAATGGTAGAGTACCGATAACATATATTTTGGAGAATGCTTATCCTTACTCAATAGATGCAGTACCTCTTGCTTACGGTACATCACAGGTTACGAGAGTTAATGTGAATTTTTATTATACGAGACATAGTGTTCGTTATGGAATTGATTACAGACCACCTATACATGATTAT